GTTTTGCACCTCGTGACTGGTGTACTGGTAATCTCGACTTACAAATTTAGGGTCGTTTGGGTCCCGTTTCTTTTCGGCATGTCCGTTGACCCACTTTACTTTGATGCCCGGCTTCCAGTACGGGCGCATGATGGAGCGACAGGATTTAGATCAGGCGATTTCTGGCATGAATCCACTGCACAAGTTTGCAGCCTCTGCCGGTGTTCAAGTTAACAAGGTTGGCTCTGGTATCGCAGACCTTATGGGTATGGGTTCTGGTGAGGAGGGTGCTCGTCGCCTTGAACAAACTAACGATGCTCTCGCAGCAGACTCACCGGCTTTAAACATGACCGGGAGAATGGCTGGCGGTGTTTTAATGGCTGCGCCTTTAGCCCTTGGAGCCGAGGCCGCTATTCCAGCAGGGTTAGGCATGATGGGTCGTGGCGCTTTGGCTACTGGACTAGGCGCGGTTGAGGGCGGTGTTGAAAAGCCGTTTAGCGACGAGACGCGAGTCGGTAACACGTTGATTGGAGCGGCTGCGGGTATGACCTCAGAGCCTTTATCTATGGCACTGCAAGCAGGGCTTAAAAGAATTCCGTTTGGAGCTTTAGCTGATTTTGCAATAGGTAAAAGCAACTCTGTAAAAGAGAGTATTGAAAAATCAATGCGTGATGCCGGTATGGATTACAGCGTCTTAAAGCCTGAAACCAAAAAAATACTAGAGTCAATAAACCGCGCTGACGATGTAGATGTTGCCATCAAAGAGGCAATGGAAACGGAGTACGGTTTTAAGCTAACAGCCGGTGAGCAAAGTGGTGACTTTGCACAACTATCAGCGGAAAGTTCAGCGGCGCGTCAGTCACAAGCCGCTGGCGATTCAATGCGTGATTTTAAAATAGAGCAAAACCAAGCCATAACAGAGGCCGGTGACCGCATGGCTCTTGAGGCTGGCGGTGAGATACAAGGTAATGAGCAAGTTGGTACTGTTCTCAAAGAAGCATTAATATCTGCTAAGGGAGCTGACAAGAAAAATTACCAAGCTCTATACACCGCCGCAAAAGAGATGGCTGAAAACAATGGTATAGACATGCCACTTGATCAGTCAGTGATTGCCGATGCGTTTTATAATGTTGCAAGAGAAAGCGTCAGCACGCACGAAGGACTACTTAAAGACATAGGTCGTGAGCTGGCTCGTCTTGATATATTAGACCCAGAAGAATTTGCTAGGGACATACCTTTTAGTATTCCTGATCTAGACACAAAGGCGCTAGGTGTTGATAACGCTGAAGACTTTATGAAGTTTTTAAACAGTAAGTATTCAGCAAGCGACCCTGCTGGCAACAGAATATTAGCCATGATAAAGGACGCTGTTGAGTCTAACGCTGACGATGTTATCGCAAGGTCACTTGACACTGTGGATGGAGTAGCTGCTAGAGAGTTTTTAGATGTAGCCAAAGCAGCGCGTGCTGCCAATAGAAGCTATCGTGGACTGTGGGAAAACAGAGATGTATTGCAGTCACTTACAGGCTTAAAGAATCAAAGCACAGAGCCTTTAAAGACTGCAAGTGATGTTGTAAAAGTTATCATGCAGAAGCCAGAGAACGCTCGTAAAGTGATCGCAGAACTGCAAAGCCGTGGAAGTGAACAAGCCGTTGCTGATTTAAGAACCTACGTCTTAAAAGACATAATGGAAG